TGGTGCTTAATGTCAACGGCAATTACTTTTTCATATAAATGACATAATGCAACTGAAGTACCACCAAAGTTACTACCAATTTCTAATGCATATTTTCTTTTTTTTGTATTACTCAAATGATCTAAAAACAATTTGAATTCTTCTGGTTTTTGTTCAATGTTAAATTTTAAACACGAATTCCAAATAGTATTAAAATTATAGTTCATATTAATTACTGTTGTTTAATGAATAGGAACTTTTACTTGAGTCCCAAGCTAAATTTATAATATAAAAGTTTTTATGACATAAACTTTTATATTTTTTTGACCACCTAATTGCAAACTCTAATTCAGTTCTCATTTTATTTGTGTCGTAATTTGTTGAAAATTCACCAATACTTAAAAATCTTTTGGAGTGGTTAACACCTGGTCTTAAAGAAAAACTTGGCCAATTAAGATATTGCATCCAAAGATTTGGTATCATAGTTTGTACCGCCGAGACTTCATCAATAAAAAGGTGTTCGTTTATTGGTTTTTTTGGGTCGTAATACCATTCCCAATAGTCTCCAATAGTTTTAGGTTGTATTTCGGGGGGAAAATTTTTATACGATTGAGAAAACCCAACATAACCGTATTCTTCATGTTTTTCTAAAAGGTCTATGGTTTCTTTAATATTAAAATGATTCACAAAAAGATAATCATCCTCTAACATAAAAAAATAATCGGTCTCTGTATCAATTAATTTTTTTCTCATTTCATTTAAAATTCTTGAGTGTCTATACCCATCCTCAAAAGAATTTTCATAAAAATGTGTTACTATTATATTTTTATTTGGGAATTTATCTTGTAATAGTTGCTCCATATTTATTTTGTCCATTTCAGATGATGAATCATCAAAAAATATAACATTGTCAATAATACCCAAATCTTTACAAAATGTGACAAAACCACGAAGAGTCATTTGTAATAATTCAAATCTCTTTGATGATGTTATTGTTAGAGAAATTTTTTTGTTATTGTACATATTATTGTTTGTATACGTCAAATTTAGATAAGTCAGGGTAAGGTAATTCTAAATCCTCATTATGTTTTGGCATTCCGTCTACTTTATAAAATTGGTTCATAAGAAGTAAACCTCGAGATGCGATTTCTGGCATCATATAAAAGTTCCAACCCAACATATCAAAGTCATCTTCATGATATGAACATTCATTTCTACCTGAAAATCTTGCTCTCTTGAACCATTTATATGCTTCGTAATCATCCGTTAAAATTGCCCCACCTTTACCTAACTTCAAATGTTTGTAAGGTCCTGTAAATGATAGACACATATGAGTGTTTGATATGTACATATCTGTTGTAAATCTTAACGCGCTATCCCAAACTTTTGTTGGGTATAATTGATATGCGCCTTTTAATGTTAAACCATTAACTGGTTCAAATTCAACCTTACCACCTGCATGTATAATCTCACAAGGAACTGAAGGGTATGTACGTGATGGAATTTTTATAGTTTGTCCTTTTATGTTTTCATACATTAAAGCTAAAAACAAAGCATTACTTTGGTTATCTACTGTAACCGCATAAGGAGCTCCTGTGTAATCACAAAGAACTTGTTCAAAATCTTTTGTAACTTGATATACGGATCCATTTATTGTACCAGGTTTTTTTGAATTTTTTGTTTTTGGTTTTGCAAAAATAACACCATGATCAACTGATTCATCAGATCTTATTTGTTTTCCCATTTCAAATACTATGATTTCATATTCAAAATTGTTTCTTTTTAATTTTTCAATTATTGGTGCAATTTCATTATTATAATTTCCATGAAACTCAACCATAAATCTATCAACCAATTTTATTTGTTCGTCAGTTACAGATTCAAAGAAAGGATATTCACCACCCTCAATATCGCATTTTAATAATGATATTCTTTCATAATTGTTATCTTTTAAAATATCGTCTAAAGTAATTGTATCACATTCAATAACATTATTTAATTGACCGTAGTTAAGATCGTCAGTTCCAAAATAATTTGACCCAATAGTTGTGTTCTCCATTGAGAACCTAAATGGAATTTTTGTGTGTTCTTTATAAATTGGGTTCATGTAAATTACAGATCTTTCATTATCATCATCCAACAAAGTTTCAATACTATCTCTTAGGTAAGGATTGGCCTCCACTAATATTACTTTCTTTGCGTTAATTGAATACATGAATTTTGCAAATAACCCAACATTGGCACCAATATCTATAACTGTATCTAAATTATCTAAAGCTAAACCACTAAAGCATCTATCAATAAAAAATTCGTGATAGTTAACATAGTTACAATCAAATGGTTTAAAATTGAATGATGGAATATTTGCTTTCACATTATTCACAACTAATTCTTTTGAGCCTAATAACTCATCGTTCAAATTATAAAACTCAATTTTAAAACCTCTAAAATCTTTCATTCCCTCAAATTTCATAACATGAACTGGAATTGGAATCACAAAGTAAGATATTGGTTCAGTAATATCTAAATTAAACCAATATAGTGGAGCATTTGAACTCATACATCTCACACTAATGTTTAGATTTATTTTTTCTGAATAACCATAATTTAATATGATTTTATTTTTGCTACCATCCCAATGAACATCAAACATATTCCCTACGTTTGAAATACCTAAAGTGTTTAATAGTATTTGTGTGTCTTTATTAATGTCTCCTGTCATAAATTTAATATTTTTATCGTTATTATACTTACCACAATAAACGTCCAAATTAAACATCATCATTGGTAATTTGTATTTGATTGCTTCTTTAATTGCAATCGGGTTTAATTCTTTATTGTTTCTATCTCCTTTTGATGGAAACAAAAATAAATCTGATGCTTGTAAAAATGTATCAACATCAGATCTCTCACCCCAAACTATACAGTTATCAGGTTTATCTTTCATTAAAGGTTCCCAATAATGTCTGAAATTGTCGGCTTGGTTTCCAATAAAATGAAATAATATTTTTTCATCTTTTAATTGTTTTGCCATTTCAAACACGTAACCTTGATTTTTCCTTTCAGTAAACAAACCAACTGTAACAACATGTTTCCAATTTGGGTCAAAAAGAAATTGATCTTGTGCCCACTCTTTGTTTGGTGTGACAACATCTATTGGGTACTCAATGATTTCATAAGGAATGTCATACATTGAATATCTAAATGCGTTAAATGGACTCACAAAAATAAATTTATCAGGAAACCATCTTTTATTTGTAACAGGTATACTTGAATCATGAGTTGTCTCAAAAATTTTATAATTTCTGTTTGGGTTAAATAATTTTTGATTTATTTCTTCAGGAATGAAGTACTCACAAAATTCTTCAATACAGATAATATCTGGTTGGAAATTATGAATTAGGTCAAATATTTTATCTTTATCTTCTCCTAACATAAATAGGTTTTCAGGACCTATTAAATTTTTAATTCTATTTTTTTGAACTACGAATGCGTCTCCGTGCCAACTCCACTCAACACATTTAATTATGTAATCGTTTTTCAATAACTCTATCTTATTAACAAGTACTTGTGGTGAACCTCCTGTGGAAAGGTGAGGCGCGATGAATAATATCTTTTCCATAAACAAAATATAGTTAAGATCAAACATAAAACAAAGTATTTATTTATGATAAAATTTTTTACATGCCAAACACAATAAAATACTCAACAACCGGAGATACCCAATCATTAAAGAAAGGTAATCTATATTTAGGCGTTGGTGATGTTCCAAAAGGACCTAGTAATATTACATTACACTATCAAGGTATATCACCACCAACTAGTGGTTATACCATTTATGCAAATACAACAGGTGCGTTGACTACCATATTTTGTGCAAATAACGATTTCCAAATAATAAATTTCACAAAAGGTTTTTCGGGTCAAAATTTTACAGGTGTTACAGAATCTTTAACTTGGTACTCAACTCAAAATAATTTTGCTTGTGTTAATAGAGATTATGAAACAACAATAACTAGTGACTTATCCGTATGTTTAGATGCGGGTTATGTTCCTTCATATCCTAGATCAGGAACAACATATTATAACATAGGTAATAACGATAATCCGTTAACATTTAGTTTGGTAAATGGTGTGACTTACTCAACAGATGGTGGTGGTTCTTTATTATTTGATGGTGTAGATGATGAGGTTGTAAGTAATGATCGTTATACTATGGTGTCAGGTATGACTTGGGATATATGGGTTAAAAGGACCTCAGACGGAAATATATTCAATATGATGATGAGTAACTTTTTACCATATATGGCCTTCAGAGGAACCGGAAGTGGATCAGACATAAATAAATGTCATGTTACATACCGTACAGTTACAGGTGGTACAACAACTCAACGAAATTTATATACGACAGGTGCGACTTTTAGTAATAACGTATGGTATAATTTCACTTACACTTTATTGTATGATTTACAAAATCAACTTGCAACTGCAAAAATTTATGTTAACGGAGTATTCAATACATCTTCTTCAAATTACAGTGATTCAATTAACCAACCATCTGTAGGTAGTAGATTACGTTTAGGTAATTATACATCAAATCAATTTCCATTTCCAGGTTACATAGGAAGATTTTTAGTTTATAATAAAGTATTAACGGATGCAGAAATTTCCCAAAACTATAATGCCTTTGTTGATAGGTTTACCCCATCTATTAACGCCAATTTAGTTTATAATTTAGATGGTGCAAATTATTCGGCAATGCCAACAAATGGTTCTACGATTGATGGTACGGGGGCATACCCAATTACAATGACTAATACCAATAATAGTATGTCATGGAATAGCTCAAACGGAGGAGTATTCAGAAAATCAACAGCAAATACATCTGACTTGTTTATTGGTGGACCAAACTATTCAAGTGGGTCACAAGCGTATACAGTATTTATGGCTTACAAATGGGATGGTGGAACTGCAGGTAGATTACTTAATGCTAACTCAGCATCACCTGATTGGTTATTAGGGTTGTGGGGGGCACCTGCATCAAGAATGGATATTGCATTTAATGGTGCATTTGTTGGAAGTAGCACGACGGCTGCAGATACTGCTTGGCATTTTATATGGATGACTGATGATGGATTAAACACAACCAATAGTACAAAATCTTATATTGCAACTAATGTTGCACCATCAGGAACAAATGGTACTCGTAATGCAAGTTCAGGATTTAATAGTTTAAGATTGTTTGGTAGATACTCAACGGCAACAACAAGTTCAGAACCTGTAACAGGTGATGTTGGGTTTGTTAAAGTTTGGGATGGAGCGTTAACATTATCAGAGATACAAGAATTACACGCATACTATAAATCAAGATTTGGTTATTAAATATTTATAAAATATGGAAACACAATTACAAGAATACGATAACAGAAGATTTATGATATTTGCTTTATCAGAATTGGGTCAAATTGATTTTACTCAGGTTTTGGAAACATCAATCGACACCGTAAGAAAATCTGTTGATGAATTAAAAACATTTGTTAAGTGGGATGGTGTAATGCCTGAGTGTGTAACTAACCTTACAACAAAAGAAGGTCCATACACCTACGAAGAAATTTTGCAAATATTAAGTACTCCAGTATGGACTGACCCAACACTAATTGAGTTATAATGCCAAACTATGTTCAAATAAATTCAATTGTCGGAACACCACCATATACAATATTTGTGTGTGATCAGACCTTCACATATTGTTATTTAGCCGCAGGACCCGTAACAATCACAACACCATACACATTTATGGTACCACCACCATTAACTAATACCACAGATGTAATTGTTAAAATAATAGATTCAAATGGGTGTGACACTTGGGTTCCGTTATCTTGTGGTATATATTATGGAAAAGAGTTTGAGGATTTTGCAATATTCTTATTTCAGGATGCAAATATTTATTTATTTGAAGGTCAGTAATATTTATTAGTATGCCAGTTTATAATAGACTCACAGATAGATCACAAGTTTCAGCGGTTACGGTTAATGACATCATTCACGTTGTTGTGACAGGAGACACAAGTCAAAGCCCTCAGGGTTCTTCATATTTTGCCCCAATTAGTTTTTTACAACCAATACTAAGTGGTGCCAGTGGCACTCAAGGTACTTCAGGCACAAGTGGTAGTTCAGGATCAAGTGGATCTTCAGGAACATCAGGAACAAGAGGTTCATCAGGAACATCAGGATCTAATGGTACAAGTGGTAGTTCAGGAACCACAGGATCTTCAGGATCTTCAGGAACTTCAGGAACTAATGGAAGTAGTGGTAGTAGTGGTAGTAGTGGTATCAGTGGATCTTCAGGGAGTAGTGGGACAAGCGGCACTAGCGGATCTAATGGATCAAGTGGTACTAGCGGATCTAATGGAACTTCAGGTAGTTCAGGATCAAGTGGTAGTGCTGGATCTGCGGGTACCTCAGGATTATCATTTGGTACTTCAGGTACAAGTGGTAGTTCAGGATCGAGCGGATCTTCAGGTACAAGTGGTGCCAATGGTACTTCAGGAAGTTCAGGTTCAAGCGGTAATAGCGGTACATCAGGTTCTAGTGGTTCATCAGGTACATCAGGAGCAAATGGTACATCAGGTTCTAGTGGTTCATCAGGTACATCAGGAGCAAATGGTACATCAGGATCTTCAGGAAGTAGTGGAAACTCAGGAACATCAGGTTCAAGTGGAACAAGTGGCGCTAATGGTACTTCAGGTTCGTCAGGATCAAGTGGTAACAGTGGAACAAGTGGAAGTTCAGGAACTTCAGGGGCGAACGGAACTAGCGGTTCATCAGGTTCTTCAGGAAATAGTGGGACAAGTGGATCTTCAGGTACAAGTGGTATAAGTGGAACTCAGGGTGCAAATGGTTCGAGTGGTAGTTCTGGTACAAGTGGATCTAACGGTACTTCGGGTTCTACAGGTACTAGTGGTAGCGCGGGTACATCAGGAACATCACCAACTTCAGCAACTACAGTGAGTACTATACAAAACACAGGAAATACTAAATTTTATATAACATTTGTTGACTCAAACAATATCGTGGCAGGTCCTGAAAGTTTATATACTAACACTGGTATAAGTTTCAATCCAAGTACAGATATTTTAGAACTCATAACAGGATATCAAAGTGGTGATGGAACAGTTTCGGCCCCACCTTATAGTTTTATTGCGGATACCAATAGTGGGTTATATAGGGTCGGTACAGACCACGTAGGTTTGAGTACAAATGGTTCACATAGATTTTCGGCAAACAGTGTTGGTTTAGTTAATATTGGTGGTAATGGAAATGGGTCTCTAAACTATCAATTAGAAGGAAATGTTTCGACAAGTACAAATACTGTAACAACTTTATTATCTTTATCAACAATAACTGATTATTTTTATACTGTTGAGGCTTGGGTCATTGCAGGTAATATAAGTTCTCCAGGAGCAGTCGGTGGAAAAGTTTACGCTGTTTTTAGAAACGTTGGTGGGGTATTAACACAAGTAGGTTCGACTGAAACCACATTTGTTAGAGAAGATTTTCCGATAGGGACACCTTCATTTACAATCGATGGTTCTGGTACAACAATAAGACTTAGAGTAACAGGTTTATCAGGAGTAAATATCGATTGGTATGGTAAATTTGTTTACCAATATTTGAACGCGGCAGTTTAATTTACAATTATAATTTTTTAAATATTTTTTCTGTATGAAAATATTTGTGCAGATTGCTGCTTATCGTGACCCCCAACTTATACCAACAATTAAATCTATGTTGGAGAAAGCAAAAAAACCAAAAAATATTATTATTGGTATTGCAAGACAATTTCATCCTGAAGATGGTTTTGATGATTTAACTGAATATGAAAATGATGATCGTTTTCGTATTTTAAATATCCCACACACTGAATCAAAAGGCGTTTGTTGGGCAAGACACCAAGTCCAACAATTATATGGAGGTGAAGAATACACACTTCAAATCGATTCTCATATGAGATTTGAAAAGGATTGGGATGATACTTTAATCAAAATGATTAAAAAATTACAAAAACTTGGTCATAAAAAACCTTTGTTAACAGGTTACGTTTCATCTTTTGATCCTGATAATGATCCTGAAGGTAGGGTTAATGAACCTTGGAGAATGGCGTTTGATAGATTCACACCTGAAGGTGTTGTATTTTTCTTACCTGAGGTAATTCCTGATTGGACTAAAATTAAAGACCCGATCCCTGCAAGATTTTATTCGGCACACTTCTGTTTTACTTTAGGTCAATTCTCAACTGAAGTACAACACGATCCTGAATTTTATTTTCATGGAGAAGAAATTTCAATAACCGTTAGAGCCTATACTCATGGATATGATTTATTCCACCCAAATAAAGTTGTTATTTGGCATGAATACACAAGAAAAGGTAGAACTAAACAATGGGACGATGACAAAGATTGGTACTTAAAAAATACCGCATGTCATAAAAAAAATAGACAACTTCTTGGTATTGATGGTGAAAAATATGATGGAGACTATTACGATTGGTTTGGTAAAGAAAGAACAATAAGAGATTACGAAAAATATGCAGGGTTGTTATTTGAGACAAGAGCAGTACAACAAGATACTATAGATAAAAAATATCCTCCAAACCATTATGACTTTGAAAATGAAAATGAATGGAAAAAAAGTTTCTCAACAATATTCAAACACTGTATTGATTTAGATTTAAATCAAGTTCCTGAAACGGACTACGATTTTTGGGTTGTTGCTTTTCACGATCATGAACACCAAACAATTTACAGACAAGATGCCGACGCAAACGAAATCATAAGAATAAAGTCAGACCCTGAGGGATATGGTAAAATATGGAGAGAATTCAACACAACAAAAATACCATCGTATTGGGTAGTATGGCCTCACTCAATTTCAAAAGATTGGTGTGATAGAATTGTTGGTAATTTATGAGAACATTATTTGTAACTTGTTTATATTCAAAACTTTTTGGATCTGAGTTTGGTGGTAGGGATAGTAGAGATGGTCACTACAAAAATTCACTAAAAAGTCTTTTAAAGATGTCTGACGCTAAATTTATTTGTTATACGTCAGAAGATCAGATAAATGATTTAAAATCTTTTTTCTATAAACAAAACAAATTTAATGAGGACCAAATCCAATTCAAAATCTTCGATTTAAAAAATTGCGAGTATCACCAAAAAATTTCTGAATTAAGGAAAACTCAAAGTAATTTACTACACGATAGATGTTATGAAATACAATATTCTAAATTTTTTTGGTGTTTAGAAAATTGTAACAATTCAGATTTTGATTATGTTTTTTGGATAGATGCAGGGTTATCACATAGTGGACTGATACCACCAAAGTATTTAGACCAAACAAAAGGATATTGGGAAAAATATTTTGAGTCTGAATTATTTAACAACACACTTTTAAATAATTTAATTAAACATACTGGCGAACAGATTGTGGTGTGTGCAAAAGAAAATCAAAGAAACCATTGGTCAAAAACTTTACCAAAAAAATATTATAACAATTATAGTTTTGATAGACACATTATTGGCGGTTTGTTCGGAGGTAAAAAAGAAAATCTAAAAGACCTTTGTAATTTATTTAACGAAAACATCAAAAATGTTTTAAACAACGAAACTGAACTTTACTTAGAAGAAAACATAATGAGTTTAATGTTCTTTAATAATAATGAATTGTTCAACCCACTTCTATTTGATATTTGGTGGCATGAGGAAGACTTTATACCTGGTGTTGATTTAAAAGAATTAACCTTAAAAGAAAAAAGTTTTTATAAAATTATAGAAAATCTAAATAATATATAAGATGATAACATTAGTTACAGGATTATGGGATATTGGTAGGGGAGACCTATCAGAAGGATGGTCAAGATCTTTTGATCATTATTTAAGTAAGTTCGAACAACTATTACAAGTAGATTGTAATATGATAATTTTTGGTGATAGTGAGTTAGAAAAGTTTGTTAATCAAAGACGAAGTGTAACCAACACACAATTTGTATTAAGAGATTTAAATTGGTTTAGAAATAATGAATTTTATAATCAAATTCAATCAATAAGAACAAATCCAAAATGGTATAATCTTGCAGGTTGGTTAAAAGACTCAACACAAGCGAGATTAGAAATGTACAACCCATTAGTAATGTCAAAAATGTTTTTATTACATGATGCGGTATTATTAGATAAATTTAATTCTGAAAAACTATATTGGATTGATGCTGGTTTAGCAAACACTGTTCACATGGGTTATTTAACTCATGATAAAGTATTACCAAGGATTGATGATCTTTTTACTAATTTTACATTCATTTGTTTTCCATATGTTGCGGATAAAGAAATACATGGTTTTGATATTAATAAAATGGATATCATCACGGGAACAAGAGTTGATAAAGTTTGTAGAGGAGGATTCTTTGGGGGGCCTGTAAATCTAATAAGACAAATGAATACCCTTTATTATAATTTGATAAAATCAACATTAGAAAGAGGATTAATGGGAACGGAAGAAAGTTTATTTTCAATTCTATTATATAACAACCCAACAATAATTGATTATGTTGAGATCGAATCTAACGGTTTAATTTATAAATTTTTTGAAGATGTAAAAAACAATAACTTAGTTATTAAATCTTTAAAAAAAGAAAGAGTTATTAAAAATAAAACCAATGGTCAAGTTGGTTTATATGTGATAACATTTAATAGCCCAAAACAATTTGAAACTCTTATCAATTCTATGTTACTATATGACTCTGAATTTTTAGAAAAAACTAATAAATTTTTATTAAATAACTCAACCGATCTATCGACAACACCTGAATATATTAAGTTATGTGAACAATATGGATTTGAACATATTAAAAAAGATAATATAGGAATTACAGGTGGTAGAGTATTTGTTGCAGATCATTTTGAAAATTCTGAAATGGAGTACTATTTGTTTTTTGAAGATGACATGTTTTTCAACATGGGTGCGGATGATGTATGTAAAAATGGGTTTAATAGAAATGTAAGACATCTATATAGGAAAGTTCTACAAATTATGAGAAAAGAAAATTTTGATTTTCTTAAATTAAATTATACGGAATTTTACGGTAGTCATGAAAGACAATGGTCTTGGTATAATGTAGATCAAGAATTTAGATCAAAACATTGGCCAAACAATCAAAAACTACCAACACACGGACAAGATCCTAACTCTCCTTTTTTAGAATTTAAAAACATAAAATCAGTCGACGGTTTACCATACGCAACAGGTGAGATTTATTTATCTAATTGGCCAATTATTTTGTCAAGAGAGGGTAATTACAAGTGTTATATTGAAACTAAATTTGATCATCCTTACGAACAAACTTTAATGTCTCATTGTTATAAACAAACAATCAAAGGTAGAATTCATGCCGGTTTACTTCTTCTAACTCCAACAGAACACAATAGGTTTGACTTCTATGATGGTAAATTGAGAAAAGAATTCTAATCGAAGTATTTATAGATAAAAGATTAGATGGAGTTTTTTATCAGAAAAAATGCAACACTCCCCGTGTTGAAGATTAACGCTATTAAAGACGGAAGAAGTGACTACAATAGGTCTATGAGATTTATTGAGGATACTGACATCTTTTTTTCTATGGTAGACACAGAAACCAACATTCCTAGAATAACCTCAAGACCTGCTGGTCTAATGAAAAAAGATCCGTTAGATATTAGTACAGATGCAGAATATTATGTGTACTATCAATTTACACCATTCGACACAAAAAAAGTTGCAAGATATAAAGGTCAATTTTTATTTAGAAATGAAACTGGAATATTAACCCTACCTTTAAGTGAGGAAATATATATAAACGTAATTGAAAGTTTTATTATTGATGACTTTGAGTTTCAAAGTTGTTATGTTGTGGATTACCCTTGTTGTTTTGGTCCGGTACCACCAAGTCCTCCAGGACCTCCTCCAGGTCCAACAACAACTACAACCACAACTATAATACCTACAACTACAACCACAACTATAATACCTACAACTACTACTACAACAAGTATTTATATTTAAATAAAATCTATGGAATTTACAATAGGACAAAATTCAAGCTTACCATTACTTAAATTACAAGTAGTGAATGATGGTACACAAAATTTTGACTCAATGATGAAGTTTATTGAGACCTCATCTGTGTTTTTTTCCATGATTAAAACGGAAAATGGAATCCCAAAAATATTAACAAAAAGTGCTGGTTTTGTTGAAAAATTAGAAATGGATCCAAATGCTTCGCCTGAGTATTATGTTTACTACCGATTTACAACTCAAGACACCTCAAAACCGGGAAGATTTGAAGGTCAGTTTTTATTTATAAATGAAGACGGAACTTTAGTTTTACCAATAAGAGAAAGTTTATATATTAATGTTATTGAAAGTTTCATAGCAAATGATTTAACTTATGATCCTTGTTATGTTTTAGAATATAAATGTTGTACAACGCCATTCCCTTCACCAACACCAACACCTACAAAAGAACCGGTAATTAGTCCAACACCAACAACAACTGCCACCCCAACACCGACAGTTACTCCAACACCAACAACAACACCAAATAAACCTATTTGTCCTCATCCTGTGGTGAGAACTTTAGTTTACGGTACAGATCAACACGGACCATTTGGAAGTAGTAAAGATAAAGTTTGTGAAGGATATTATTGTTTTTTAAATGGTTCATGTACAACATCAGATTATTTAATTAGATATTTTAATGTTGGTGGCCCAAATGTTGGTTCTTTAGTTTTTGATGATGAGATATCATGTTATAAAACAAATGATACAGGATATTTTATTTCATGGTATGCAAATGCTTATACCGTATATTACATAGATGATGGTGTAATTACGGACATATACGATTGTGATTGTGACATTTAATATTTGTTGACGATAATAAATTAATCATTTATATTTATTTACGAAGGTAAATGCCGACCTAATTCGGTAGCTAATACACCAAAAGTAAAAAATATATGATATCACAAGAAGAAATTGAAAACTTCCTTGTGGGTAATGACCCTGAGGAATTTATCGTATCGGTAGAGTACGATTACGTATCTGACAAAATCTACAAAATCAAAGAAGTTCCTGGTAAAGGTAAACAGATCCAAAGAGACACATTGATCTCATTTGCTTGGGTTGGTGATCTACGTGGTCAAAACTTTTACTCATCATCAAAAGGTTTACAAAAAGAAGCCATGACCAAACATGGTATTATGATTGAGAAACTTAAAACTGAAGGTAATGATCGTTTAGAACGAGGACTTACCTTTATGGTTAAGTCGATGAAAGGTTATCGAAATCTAATACAATTTTTTAGAGAAGGTGGTGTTGATCCTTGGGGTGAAAAAACAAAAGACCTCATCATGGTACTTCCACCTGTTGAGCAGTACCTCATCTCTAAAGAGAAAAGACTATTCAAAGGATTCGAAGAATACAATGACATCACGAGGATGGTATTCGACTTGGAGACGACCTCACTTGAACCCAAGGATGGTCGTATCTTCATGATTGGAATTAAAACAAACAAAGGTTATAAAAAAGTTATTGAGTGTGCAACACCCGATGATGAAAGAAGAGGACTTGTTGAGTTCTTTAACATCATCGATGATATTAAACCTTCAATTCTTTCAGGATACAACTCATTCAACTTCGACTGGTATTGGATCTATGAAAGATGTAAAGCATTAAACCTCGACATAAAAAAAGTTGCCAAGTCACTAAATCCTGAGAAATCAATTTCAATGAAAGAGTCGATGTTGAAATTGGCAAACGAAGTTGAGAAATTTAACCAAACACAAATGTGGGGTTATAACATTATTGATATCCTACACTCAGTTCGTAGAGCTCAGGCAATCAATTCAAACATCAAGGAAGCTGGTTTGAAGTACATTACCAAATATATTGAGGCTGAAGCTCCTGATCGTGTTTATGTAGATCATGATAAGATCGGATCTATGTATCGAGATAAAGAAGAGTATTGGTTAAACATTGAAAATGGTAAGTATAAGAAAGTAGGTAATGATCCAAAAGTTGATGATGTTTGTGGAAGACATTCTAAAGTCTATATCAAAACAACAGGAGACGACATTATTGAGCGTTATCTTGACGATGACTTGGAGGAAACTCTATTGGTTGATGAAGAGTTCAATCAAGGTTCATTCTTGTTGGCATCATTACTTCCAACAACATATGAAAGAGTTTCAACAATGGGTACCGCAACATTATGGAAAATGTTGATGTTGGCTTGGTCTTATAAACATAACTTGGCAATTCCTGCTAAAAATGATAAAGGGAACTTTGTAGGTGGACTTTCTCGATTGATCCGAACAGGATACTCAAGAAACGTATTAAAACTTGACTACTCGTCTCTTTACCCCTCCATTCAGTTGGTACACGATGTATTTCCTGAGTGTGATGTGACAGGTGCGATGAAAGGATTATTATCTTATTTCCGTAACACTCGTATCAAATACAAACAACTTGCTGAGGAATATGCGACGATTGATAAGAAAAAATCAACATCTTATGACCGTAAACAATTACCGATTAAGATCTTCATCAACTCGATGTTTGGTGCATTGTCCGCTCCACAGGTATTCCATTGGGGTGACATGGACAAAGGTGAAATGATTACTTGTACAGGTCGTCAGTATCTTCGTATGATGATTCACTTCTTTATGGATCGTGGATACACACCACTTGTAATGGACACGGATGGTATTAACTTCTCGGTTCCTGAAGGTGTAGAAGAAAGACGTTATGTCGGTAAAGGTCTGAACTGGAAAGTTGTTGATGGTAAAGAGTATGTTGGTGAAGAAGCGGATGTGATGGAGTTTAACGATCTTGCGATGAGAGGTGAAATGGCACTTGATACTGATGGACAATGGCCAGCTTGTATCAACTTGGCTCGTAAGAACTATGCTTTGATTACCGCAAAAGGTAAAATCAAACTTACAGGTAACTCAATCAAATCTAAAAAGATGCCGATCTACATTGAGAAGTTCTTGGATAAAGGAATTAAATTATTACTTGATGGTAAAGGACAAGAGTTTGTTGAGTGGTATTATGAATACGTACAAAAAATATTTGATCAGAAAATTCCTTTGATGGATATTGCAAACAAAGCAAAGATCAAACAAACTATCGATGATTACATCGCAAGAAGTAAAACCAAAACTAAAGCGGGAGCATTGATGTCACGTCAAGCACATATGGAGTTGGCAATCAAAGACAAACTGAATGCTAATCTTGGTGAGGTTATCTTCTATGTAAACAATGGTACAAAGGCATCTCATGGGGATGTTCAAAAAGTTAATAAACCAAAGAAAGGTTGGTCTCAAGAACACATTGATAATTACATGAGAGATTGGGGAACAACAATACCTGAAAACGTAGATTCAATTATTCAGTTAAATTGTTATCGAATTGATCCTTCAGACATTGAAACTAACCCAACAATGACCGGTGAATATAATATTCAGAGAGCAATTGCGACTTTTAACAAACGAGTAGAGCCTTTATTAGTTGTGTTCAAACAGGAAGTTAGAAATGGATTATTAGTTAAGAATCCTGAGGATAGACCATTCTTCACTAAAGTTCAATGTGAGTTAATTAATGGACAACCTTTTGAAGAGGGGGATCAAGACAAATTAGAAGATGTAATGGAAATTTCTGATGAGGAAATGTCTTTTTGGAATCGTGTTGGTGAAACGCCTTATCACATGTATAAAGATGCAGATCAAACTATGTGGATGTATGTACCCAAAAAAGAGTTAATCCATTTTAATTCCGTCGGAGGAAAGGATATACCAAACACCGTTGACATTTTGTAACTCAACACAAGCACCCTTACCAATTGAGATTTCATCCCAATCTTCGTCTATTCGACCTATGTCGGGAACAATTACACAGTTGGTAAGTGTTTTTATTTTAACTCGTTCTGTTGTTGTTGAATCTAGTTTTACTTTTGATTGTGCAACATCTCTTACGATTAAAAGAGTTTCACCATTAGTTATGTAAGTTTCATTACTGTTTATTACAACATCAAACGATTCAAAATTAAATGATTGATTTCCTTTTATTACGGTTTTTCTAACTGGTTTGTTTCTTATAATTGACATAAAATTAAATTACATATATCTGACGAGGCATAGCTCTAAACTTAAGAGTTTTGTTTAAGTTTTCAGCTAACAAAGCTTCTCTTTCCATCACTTTTTCAGGACGAAGTCTTGTTAATCTTCCTTCAGGGCCGATTAATTCCTCAGCTAATTTAGCCTTTTCATCTTTACCCTCAGTACCTAATGTTGCATAATCCATAGTTAAGTCACCATCAGGAGTCTTTAAGTTACCACTAAATTTACCACGAACTCTCGCTAAAGTTTCTTTACAGTAAGCAATAAACCATCTACGAACCCAAACTTGAGCAGGATTATTTAGTTTGTACCAACTTATTTTATTGAATGGGACATCGGAAGGTAAAAGAACAATATCAGGATTATCAGCTAAACACTTATCTCTATCACCTTGTGAAGTATCATAATACCAATACCAAACTTGACCTTTTGCTAATTCAGCATTACCGAAGTCAAATTTACCACCTGGAGTGTTCAAAAGGTGTAATGCTTTTTTACCACCAGGGAGTGCTGTAATATAATAAGTTAAATCTCCCGCAAATATTCTTCTTTGGATGTTAACTTCTTGCATTCTTAATAATGTATCGAAGGCAGGTGTTAAATAATAACTTCCCGCCATATTACCAATTTGTGCAAGACCTCCACCACCACCAAGTCCAGTTCCATTACCAATACCCGCAAAACCACCTAAACCAAACATTAAGTTGTTTAATGTTGATGGAGTAAACCATAATACTTCATTTATCTCACGACCCGCAGGTATCTCATAAATCTGTTGGTTAGGTACTAACTGTATAAAGTCTTTTTTAATTTCCCAATCACCACCTGCCTGTAGACCAACAATTTTGGAATAAGCATAAGTGTACCTTGTTTCAAAATCTAAACTTTTAGTAATAAAGGCTCTTGATAAAGATTGTGTGTCTAAATTTAAATTATTTAATGTGGTCCATTGAGATTCAATTAACCAATCTTGAACATATTGAGAATAATCGTCAATTGAATATTCTAATAATGTGTCCATCATTTCATCTTCCAATTCCACAGATCTTAAAGGTGCACCCAATAAGTGTCTAACTTTTTGATAGAATTGACTTCTTTCTGGTTCGTCGATTATTGCCATAGGATTTTTTATTATAAATATCTTCTAAAAAAAAATGTGGTAGCGGATCTTATTTAGAATCCTTTTTTGTTCTTTTCAAGTATAGGTCATTAACAAATTCCCAATTAACAACATCCCAAAACTTTTGGATATATTCGTCACGTTTGTTTTGGTACTTTAAATAGTATGCGTGTTCCCAAACATCAAGACCCAACAAAGGATATCCACCCTTCTTAACTATGTTCATTAATGGATTATCTTGATTTGGTGTAGACATGATTTTTAAATCACCATCCTTATTCAGATATAACCAAGCCCATCCAGATCCAAAACGATCTTTAGCTGCTTCGTTAAATTCATCTTTCATTTTTTTAATGTTACCAAAATCTTTTTTGATTTTTTTTAAAATCTCACCACTTGGTAGTTGTTTTTTAGGAGATAACATCTTCCAAAATAATGCGTGGTTAAAAGCCCCACCAGCATTATTTCTAACTTTATTATCGAATTTACTTATAGTTCTTACAATATCTTCTAACTCTAAATCACCATCAATGTCTTTGATTGCTTTATTTAATTTATCAACATATCCTTTGTAGTGTTTATTGTAATGGATATTCATAGTTTTTGAATCTATAAATCTATTCAAAGAGGAATATGAGTAAGGTAACTTTTCAATACCAATTGATTTCATTTCAGAAACCAAATTTTTTTTGATTAGTTGTTTTTCGTTTAATAAAATTTGTTCAGATAGAAGACTTACTTTTCCCTTGATCCCTTTATGTTCATACATCAATTCCTCAAGTTCAGGATATTTTTTTTCAAATTTTTTGACAATCTGACCTGCAAAAGCATTTGCTTCGTCTTCATTAATACCACCAATATTAGGTCCGTGTTCTCTACCAAGAATTGTCATTTGATATTCGTGAACCCATTCATGTGCTAATGTTCTCATGATGTCACGATTTAATCTTCCTTTAGCAAGAACCTTAATTAAATGATCACCTCTTCTACTACCTGTAGACATCTCACCTTTTCTATCATCTAAAAACATAATTTTTAAATCATTCTTGAGTGGATACTCTTCTTGTAATAAAGAAATAAACTTTGTAACAAAGTCTTTTCGTTTTTTAATATCGGGATTTTCGTATTTGATAGAAACTTTCATCTTTGATAAATATTCTACCAATCAAAAGATTATCGTCTATTGTTGATTAGATTCAATATTTCTTCAACAATGTCACCTGTATTTTCCACAACACCATCACCCATTACGGTTCTAATGATTTCTTTTTTACGATTAAGGATGTCATAAATTGTGCCTTCGATGGTATTTTCAAATAGTGGGTAGTAAACCAATACGTTTGATTTTTGACCATAACGATAAGCTCTATCTTCAGCTTGTGCGTGTTCTGCAGGAACAAAAGATAAATCATTCATAATCACAGCTTCCGCAGAAGTTAAAGTCAAACCAACACCCGCAGCTTTTAAGTTACCAACAAAAACTTTAATTTTATCATCGTTTTGAAATTGATCTACGGCTTGTTGACGCATGGCATTAGAACAACTACCATCAAGGTAAACTGCTTGTTTTGAGAAATGTTGGTATATTGTTTGAAGGGTATCAGTAAAGTTTGTGAATATTATAACTTTCTTTCCCTGTTCTATAATGTTTTCAGCAAACTCAATTGTTTGTTTTGTTTTTTCATTTGCAATTACTTTTCTAACTTTCATAAGTTTAGAAAACTGAACTGTTAAAGATGATGACTCGTCAGGATTTTTATCGTACCAATCAAAATATTCACCCATTAAATCTTCGTACTCTTTTGATTTTAATCTCAAATAAACAGGTGTAATGATTTTATCAGGTAAATCTAAAACATCTTCTTTCAATCTCCTAAGAATTTGTTTAGATGTACGATCTCTCAACTCTTCTAAATTAGAGGCACCTGTCACATTCCATACTTTTCTTTTACCTGCGGTAAATTGGAATCCTTGACAATACCTAATTGCATAAGCCTTCCAATTCTGAGCAACAGGACTTTCAATTAGATTTAATAAATTATAATAATTCATAGGCCGAGAAGTCATTGGTGTTCCTGTTAACAACCAAACTCGTTCTACTTTTTTTGCAAAACTATTAATAATCTTTGTTCTTTGTGCCTGAACATTTGATATCATGTGAGCTTCATCTAATATTACCAAGTCAAATCCACTTTGTAATAATAGAGACTCATCTTTTTTCTTCGCGTCTGAGTCGTGGAAGTTTTTAAGGATATCATAATTAACGATTACAAAATCATCTTCAGTTGAAAATTTTTTACCTTCCGCAATAAAAACAGGTCTATCTGAATAATTTGCAATTTCTCTTTGCCAATTTATCTTTAAAGACGCAGGGCAAACAATTAATATTTTTTTTGCTCCTGTTTCTAAAGCGGCAATAATAGTTGAGGTTGTTTTACCAAGACCCATGTCATCGGCAAGAATAAATCTTTTAGATCCTGCTAATTTTTCGATCGCAATTTTTTGATGATCAAGCGGAGGACGATGAGAATATTTAGAATAATCAACACTAACGGATTGAACGTTATGGGTTTTAATTAATGCAGATTTCGGAATCCAAAATTCTGATAGTTTATCCTTTTCAAAAAATTTACCCCAAACATGATAAGACTTTTCTTTTTCAACTAAAAGTTTTTCAATATAAATCTGTTCTGGTACTTGAATCAAATATTTTTCTTCTGCGAATTTTTTAGAGAAGTAAGTGTCAAGCTCAACCCATTTACGTGCAATTTTAGGTGTTGAGTTGTAATATGTTGTAATATATTCCGATTGACTTCTAGTTGGGTAAAATTTACTAGAGACTTCTTTTTTATGTTTGAGATATAGTATATAATTATTTGCACCACTATAACTTTCGAGCAACTCTAATGCTTTATGTTCTATCAGTGTTTTTGTTTCCAATTAATCTTTTTTAAAAAAATACTAATAAAAAAGATATTTATCAATAAAATCGTATTATGAGAAGTAATGTTCCTATTACAAGATTTGGTAAATTCTTTGGTGATCGTGATTTCGAACTAGAAATTGGTATGGGTCAAGAATGGTTAATTGGTGATATGAACTTCACTTGTGTTTTGTATAGAGTAGATAAAAACAAAATAAAAACTGATGACGTATATGGTGAGGCGGTAACAGACGGAATTAAATTTTTACCACCTGTAGAGTTTAATGCCTATGTTGGGATTGCAGCACCTGAAAACAAAATGATCGGTTCTACTCGTATGGATCAACTTGAACCAGGTAATATAACAATGTCTGTTTATATGAAAACTCTTGATGATTTAGATATTGAAATTGACTTTGGTGATTACGTTGGTTACTACGATAGTGAAAATTTTGTAAGATACTATACTGTTGTTAACGATGGTCGTGTGACTTCAGATATAAAACATACCTATAAGGGGTTCAAACCTTTTTATAGAACAATAATTGCGGCTCCTGTTGGACCAAATGAATTTAGAGGATTATAATGGCTTTACCAAAAAAACACCCAATAAAACCGTCAATACCTTTAACGTATCCTAAAACTCTTTTACCGAGAAGAGAAGAGATAAAAGATATGATTACAAAGGATGGTACGTACCTTCCTAAGTCATTATTACATGCCGATTTGGATGGTGGTTTTTTAGAGTTTGTTAAAAATACTTTAAAAATTTCATCAGAAGGAAAAACTGTACCTGTTGCTGATATACTAATTACAACACAAAACTGGTCACAGTTTGTTGAAACTTGGGATTTCCAAAACATTGATAAGAACATTGAACCTCCATTTATTACTGTAATTAGAAATCCTGAAGTAAAGTACGGAAATAATCCTGCTGTTATGTACAACATACCAAACAGGAGAATGTATTATTATATGGAAGTTCCTACTTGGGACGGTAATAGAGTTGGCGCTGACATTTATAAAATACCACAACCTGTACCCGCAGATTTTAAATACACGGTTGCAATTGTTTGTAATAGAATGAGAGAATTAAACTCATTTAATAAAAAAGTTTTAGAAACGTTTGCATCAAGACAGGCTTATCAAGTTATTAAAGGTCACTACATTCCGATTATAAATGATAGTATGACCGATGAATCGGTTTTGGATTTAGAAAAAAGAAAATACTACATACAAAAATATGAATTTACAATGATGGGATTCTTAATAGACGAAGATGAGTTTGAGGTGTATCCTGCATTATCAAGAACTTTTCAAATGTATGAGGTCGATCAAAGACCCGTTAAAAGACCTCAGAAAAAACAAATGCCAGTACAACCCGAAACAATTCGTTTGATATATCCTGTGGATAATTTATCTCAAGAATACTTTTTTGAATACACTTGTAATTTAAATTTTGATAACTCAGATAATTTAGAAAGTTATTCCGTCTATATAAATGACCAATATTATGGTGATAATGTTGACAAAATTCAAATCAATACTAACGACACATTAAGGATTGATGTTGTTAAACAAGTGAGTGCTGCAGAATCTTCATTAGCATTCACACAATTTTTAGTTTAACTTTCCCCGTATATATCTTTCTTTTCCTTACATTTTTCAAGTATAAGGTTCTCTAAAAATTTATACATTTTAATACCTCTCTTATCACAATATTTTTTTAGGACATCGTGTACTTCGGCGTCAATTTTTAAGTTTTTTATCTTCTTAGGTTCTTTCATAACAGTAGGCAGAAAAAAGGCAGAATAAAATCTTACCAAAATATAAATAGTTTGCATAATGTAAAGTTTTTACTAAAAACTCGAATATTTATAGGTAAAATAAATAAGTAAAGACATTTTAAACATGGCAACAAACAGTAAAGTTTTCGTTTCACCTGGTGTTTATACTTCTGAAGTAGATTTGAGCTTTGTTGCTCAGAGCGTCGGGGTAACAACATTAGGTATCGTAGGTGAAACTTTGATAGGTCCAGCTTTTGAACCGATTTTTATTACAAATTTTGATGAGTTCCAAACAGTATTTGGAGGTACCTCACCAGAAAAATTTGTTAATACACAAATTCCAAAGTATGAAGCGGCTTACATTGCAAAAGCATATCTACAACAATCTAATCAATTATTTGTGACAAGAATCTTAGGATTATCGGGTTATGATGCAGGACCATCTTGGTCAATAACTACAGTCGCTAACGTAAATCCATCAACTATTGGTGTTTGGTGTTTAAGTTCCGTGACTGATCCAACAACTTGTATCACAACATGTGTAACACCTAAAGAACTTACATTTACAGTTCCATTTACAGCTTGTACAAATTCAACAACAACAATAGGATACCAAGCTAATTTCCCTTCAATTATCCAAGATATAATTAATCAACAATATGAAGAGTTTAATGGAAATACATCTACATTAGAAACTCAAATTAATAATTTAATTTTTAATGTAATAACAAGTAACAACCCTTATGTTGCTGAAGACGAACAAATTGCGTACTTTGGTTCTATCGCAACTAATGATTATGACACATTAAATGGTGCAGGATGGACAGCAGAAACAAACGTATTTAATGTCCCATCAGTTTCTTTAAATGATACTGATTTGTCATCACCATTCAATGACTCTTGGTATTATGCCTTATTTACTAATACAGGTAACACAAATTACTCAGGGTATTCATTCTCTACATTAGTATCTGGTTTAACGGCTTATTATCCAAACCCAACACCTACACCTCAAGCGTCATCAACACCAACGCCTACACCATCGGCTGCGAATCCTTGTATTACACCGTCACCTTTTGTGTCACCAACACCTACACCTACACCTGTTAACATTGATTGTTATTCAGGAACTATTGTTGGTAAAATTTATTACTACACAGGAACATCATATGTTGATTATGATAATGTTGTTGTTGCAACTTTAAGATCAAGAGGTATTGCAACTTATACAAACTCAACTAATCCAGCATACTCAGTGACTGCAACGACAGATGCTAGTTTAGATATGACAGGTAAATACGCAGGAGTTCTTAAAAACCCATACTTAACATTCGCAGTTAACTGTACTGATAAGTTTGGTCAAAACTTTACATTCGAAACTTCATTAACTCAAAATGATCCTGAGTATATTAGTAAAGTATTTGGAATTGCAAACTTCCAAAAACCAAGAATTGAAGTTCCTTTATTTAATGAGGAAGTATTCCAATCTTGGTTAAACTATTCTTGGAAAAAAGGATATGTTAGAGGTTTGAATCCAAACTTTATTGAATTAGACTCCGCTCAAAGTGGTGATCCTAACTCAATTGGTTGGTACTTGGATAGATATCAAACACCTAACTCACCTTGGGTTGTATCAGAATTAAGAGGTAATAAAGTTTATGACCTATTCAGATTCTACACAATTTCTGATGGTGATGCAGCAAACACATTGATTAAAGTTTCACTTATAAATCAAACTTATAACAACTTAACGTTTGATGTATTGATTCGTGATTATTTTGATACAGATGCAAACCCTGTAGTTCTTGAGAAATTTACAAACTGTACAATGGATCCAGGACAAAACAACTTTATCGCAAATAAAATTGGTACATTAGATGGAGAATATGCTTTGAATTCTAAATACGTAATGGTTGAAATGAATGAGGACGCACCAATCGATGCACTTCCTTGTGGGTTCAACGGATTCAACTTTAGAAATTACGCAGGAGCTCAATCACCATTCCCAATTATTAAAGGTAAATATGACTTCCCTGGTGAAGTAATCTATAACCCACCATTTGGTTTATCTTCGGGTAATGATGATGCATTAGTAAGTCCGGGAGACAATGTAAGAAGAACATACTTAGGTATATCTAATAGTTTAGGATGGGATGCCGCTTACTTCGAATATGTTGGTAAGAGAAATCCTAATAACACTTGTGATATCGACGGTCTACCATTTAATTACAGATCGGCAGGTTTCCACATGGATGTAAATGCAAGTGGTTTAACAATCGGACCTGAGTTCTCAACAAGTGGTGATCCAAGATTTATCTGTGGTAACTCATCATTCATTCAAGAACCTGAACTTCCAACAAACGCATACTATAGATTGTTCGCACGTAAATTTACATTCTTAGTACAAGGTGGATTTGATGGATGGGACATCTATAGAGAATGGAGAACTAACGAAGACAGATTCCAAATCGGTAGAACAGGATTCTTATTCGGAGCTTGTCCATCTACAAGATACCCACAAGCAACAGGTTGGGGAGCATTTAAAGAAATTTCTTTAGGTGACGGAACTCAAAATTGGGCAAATACTGACTACTACGCATACTTGTTAGGTCAACAAACATTTGCAAACCCTGAAGCTGTTAACATTAACGTGTTTGTAACACCGGGTATTGACTATGTGAATAACAGTAATCTTGTTGAAGATGCGGTTAACATAATCGAATTCAACAGAGCTGACTCATTATATGTTTGTACAACACCTGACGTTGATATGTATGTTGCAACTACAACAGGAGTTGATGTGTTTATCTACCCAACTGAAGCGGTTGACAACTTAGAAAATACAGGAATTGACTCTAACTACACAGCCACTTATTATCCGTGGGTATTGACAAGAGACAGTGTAAACAATACACAAATCTACATCCCACCAACAGCTGAGGTAACAAGAAACTTAGCATTGACAGATAACATTGCATTCCCTTGGTTCGCAGCGGCGGGTTACACTCGTGGTATTGTTAACTGTATCAAAGCTCGTAAGAAGTTAACTCAAGAAGATAGAGACATCCTTTATGTAGGTAGAATTAACCCAATTGCAACCTTCTCTGATGTAGGTACGGTAATTTGGGGTAACAAAACTCTACAAGTAAGAGAATCGGCTCTTGATAGAATCAACGTTAGAAGATTGTTGTTACAAGCTCGTAAATTGATTTCAGCAGTATCTGTAAGATTATTGTTTGAACAAAACGACTCACAAGTAAGACAAGACTTCTTAAATGCTGTTAACCCAATCTTAGATGCGATCAGAAGAGATCGTGGTTTATATGACTTCCGAGTTACAGTTTCTTCAGATCCTGAGGATTTAGATAGAAACCAAATGACAGGTAAGATCTACATCAAACCAACAAGATCACTTGAATTTATCGACATCACATTCTACATCACTCCAACAGGAGCATCGTTTGAGAATATATAAGTTGGTTTATTATTCATACGAAGGGGGACGAAAGTTCCCCTTTTTTATTTAGCGGATATTTATTAATATGAATTACAAAAAAATTGTTAAAGAAATTTTATCTGAGATCATTCACGATCAGATGAAACCCACAATGAAGTATTATGCTTTTGACTGGGATGATAATCTTATGTATATGCCAACAAAAATTTATCTTGTAGATGATAAAGGAAAAACTGTTGGTATGTCTACGGAAGATTTTGCAGAGTATAGAACTGAGATTGGTAAAGAACCATTCGAATACGAGGGACATACTATTGTAAATTTTGACAAAGATGCCTTTAGAGACTTTAGAGTACCGGGAGATAAAGCTTTTATTAGTGATGCTATGAAAGCAGAAACAGGTCCAGCTTGGAGTGACTTTGTTGAGGCGGTTAATAATGGGTCTGTATTTTCGATCATCACAGCAAGAGGACACACCCCTTCGGTACTTAAAAATGCTGTTTACAACCTAATTAAGAAGAACAAACACGGATTAAGTGAAAAAGAACTTGTTAAAAATCTTAAAAAATATAGAGATTTAGCAGATGAAGAAGATTTGTCTGATGATGAATTGGTTAGAGCTTATTTAGATATGAATAAGTATCATCCTGTAAGTTTCGGTGAAGGTTCGGCCGCGAATCCTGAAGAACTTAAAGTGAAAGCAATGAGAGAGTTTATGTCATATGTTCAAGACTTATCAAGAAAATTACAAGAAAAAGCCTTTATGAAAAATAAAATAAGTAATTACTTTATACCTTATATTGGTTTTTCAGATGATGATTTAAGAAACGTCCAAGCAATGAAGAAACATTTTGATGATGAATCTGGATTAGATATTTATCATACAGGAGGAGGTAAAAAAACTAAATTTTAATTATAACCAGAACTAGTTAAGATATAATTTGAAAAATAATTGAAGTAAATAGAAAAAATTTTATTTCATAGTATTTATAATAAAAATAAAACAAAATTTAAACAATAAGATATGGCTGATTTATTAATGAAAATGCCGATCCCTTACGAACCGAAAAGGGAGAACCGATGGATCTTAAGATTTCCTTCATCACTTGGAATTAACGAGTGGTATGTGGAAAGTACATCAAGACCGAAACTTACTATTGGATCAAAAGAGATCGAATTTTTAAACACTTCAACGTTTGTTGCTGGTAGATTTAAATGGGATGCAATTTCAGTTAAATTCCGTGACCCTATCGGACCTTCAGCATCACAAGCAATTATGGAGTGGATTCGTTTATGTGCTGAGTCTGTAACAGGACGTATGGGTTACGCAGCAGGTTATAAAAAGAATGTAGACCTTGAAATGTTGGATCCAACAGGAGTAGTTGTTGAAAAATGGATATTAGAAGGAGCATTTCTTTTAGGATATGATGGAGGTTCTTTAGCTTACAACTCTGACAACATTGCAGGTATTACTTGTTCAATGCAAATGGACAGATGTATCTTGGTATACTAACCTAAATAATAGTAAAACATATAACCGTAGACTTTACAGTTTACGGTTTTTTTTTATCATTTAAGTTGAAATTATATATAATATGGAACAAAATGAATATACAGTAGGTCACGGTAATTTGAATTTACCTCATGACGTTATAACTCTACCAACACAGGGGATTTTTTACAAATCAAAAAAGAAAACAGTTAAAGTGGGTTATTTGACTGCGGTTGATGAAAATATCCTTTCAGATTATGATGGAACAAGAAATGTTACTGAGTCAATTATTCTACCATTGTTAAGAAACAAAGTATATGAAAGGGAAATTAGACCTGAAGAACTTTTAGATGGAGATGTTGAAGCAATCTTATTGTTCTTAAGAAACACAGCTTTTGGTCCTGAATACAAACTGACAGTCACAGATCCCGTAACTGACCAAAAATTTACCGCAACAATTCAGTTAGATGAACTTAATTTCAAACAGACAGAGGTACAACCTGATGAAAACGGACTTTTCAATGTAACATTACCTATGTCAAAAAACAAAGTAACTTTAAAATTATTATCAATATACGATACGTTAGAAATTAACACAATTTTAAAATCATATCCTTCTGACAGAACCGCACCGACAATCACAACAAAATTAAACAAACACATTGTAAGTTTAAATGGGGATACAGATAGAATCAAAATTTCAACATTTGTTGAAAGTATGCCTATAGCCGATTCTAAATTCATTAGAAGATTCATCGTAGATAACGAACCAAGATTAGATTTAAGAAAAGAAGTAATAGCCCCGTCAGGAGAAAGAGTAATGGTCAACATTGCTTTTGGGGTGGAATTTTTTCGGCCTTTCTTCGCAGTATAAGATAACCATATTGGATGAGTTTTATTATTTCTCAAAAATTTTCAGAACACAGTATTCTGAGTTCATGTCTTTACCCACATATATAAGGAAATATTTAATCAACAAATATGTTGAAGAAATTGAAAATAAATAAATTGATATTTATGAGTAAATAGAACAGAAATAATGACTGAAGAAGAAAAAAAAGAAGTCCAAAAACAAATTCAAGAAGCTGTTGCTGCCGAGAGAAAGAAAATTGCTCAAGGAGTTTCTGGTGAAGAAACAAAAGTTCCATTACTTGATTTTGAAGAAGATTATGTAAAAAGTTGGCAAATTGGTCTAAAGGATATTAAAGATATCACTCAAACAACAATGCAACAAGTTGCCGATTCTTTTGTCGATAAAAGTATGGGTGAGAACACTTTTATTA